ACTGTGACCAACTGGGGAACTGGGCAGATTTATTTTCAGTTGCCCGCAGGATTTCCAACCTTTACCCATGAGGTTGTGTCGGCTGGATCAATTACAGATGGAGGCACGACCTACACTATCCTTGGAGTGATAGCCCAGGGTGATAACAAGATGTATTTGTGGCATCCAACTTCAAACGGTGGCTCAGATACTGTAACTTATAACAAGCCAGCCGTTCTAGACGCAACTTCTACCATTGTTATAAATGGCGTTGCTTTGATTGCATAATTGTTATTATTACAACATGACACCTAATGAATGGCTTGGCATCGGAGTTGCCGTCAGCACCCTTTTGGGATCGCTGGCAATTGCGGTGCGCTTCTTAGTGAAGCACTACCTGTCCGAATTGAAGCCCAACGGCGGAGCAAGCCTTCGCGATGAACAGAACAGACAGGGCGCAACAATCAAAAGGCTAGAGGATCGCATTGATGAGATTTATCGCCTACTTGTTAATCGCGCTTAGTCTGACAAGTTGCGGGTATCAAGGCTACACGCGTTACCCTTGCCAAGAATATGAGAACTGGTCCAAAGCAGAATGCAACCCGCCGCAATGCGAAGCAGTCGGTCAATGCACTAAGGACCTACTACCGAATGTGGAAACCGATGGCTAGAAAAAGACTCACACCCGAGGAATTGCACGCTCGCCTGATCGTCACGATTGGCATCCTGCTTGCGTTGGTATTTGCAGGATCGGTCTTTGCCATGCTTTACGCGTTGGTATTTGTGACGCAACCTATGGCCCAAGCCCCCAACGATGCGGCGTTTATAGATCTAGTGTCGACTCTTTGCGTGTTTCTTACTGGCACCCTTTCAGGCATCTTGAGTGCGAATGGGCTAAAATCTAAACCAAAGCCAAAGGAGGGTGAAATCGATGAGCCAACGCGATGAGTTTGTGGCAGTTGCGCTGAAGGAAGTCGGCACGATTGAAGGGCCAAAAGATAACGAAACCAAGTACGGCGCTTTTACCAAGGCCAACTTCTTACCTTGGTGCGGATCGTTTGTGATGTGGTGCGCAAATCAAGTAGCGCTAAAGATCCCAAACTGCGTCTCTACTCAGGCAGGAGCAAAGGCGTTCTTAGATAAGGGTCTATGGCAAGCGGCCGAGGAAGCAACCCCGCTACCTGGCGACATTGTTTTCTTTGACTTCCCAGGCGATGGGATCGACCGCATTTCCCATGTTGGAATTGTTGTAAAAGACAACGGCAACGGCACGATCACTTGCGTGGAGGGAAATACCAGCCCTGATAAGAAAGGCAACCAAAGAAACGGCGGCGAATGCTGCTTGAAGGTTCGCGCTTATAAGAAAAAGAACGGCAGTAAATTAGTCAAATCGCAGCCTGTAGCAATTGTGGGCTTCGGTAAACCAAAGTTCAAGGAGACCAAATGAACGCAAAGTTAAAAGCAGCACTTGAGTCATACGCACGATCCTTTGTAGTTGCGGCGATTGCCGTCTATTCAGCAGGGGAAACCGATCTGAAAGCCATCCTTATTGCGGGTCTAGCCGCAGTTGCTGGCCCAGCGATCCGCGCAATTAATCCAAAGGACCCAGCGTTTGGCTTTATCGCTGACGCAGTCGATGTTGAGATCAAAGCGCTTGCTAAGAAGTCTAAAAAGAAAACCAAGTAAACCCAGCGAATTGCACCCGACTCTCTCCCGAGGTCGGGTGCTTTCTCTTTGTAAACTGTTAAGGTACCCTTTAGGCTCAAGGAGGCATCATTATGTTGAATGATAAATTCATAGAAATCTTGTCCAAAAGGCAAATTCGGCGCGGCTCAGAATATTGTGCCTACCAGGATTTGTATAACAAACTAAGCAAAGAGGACCAAAAGGCTCTTGATAATGCGTGGGCAAAGAACTACCCTACAAACCTCATCGTTCAAGCCTTGCGTGCAGATGGGCATAAGTGCAGTTCTGACACGATCCGACTTCATAGAAACGGCACTTGCAGATGTCCGAAGGAATAGATGCGCTGTTAAAAGAACGCGGCAGAATGTATGGCGAGGCCGTTGATAACTTCACGGCTGTTGGCAGAGGTTGGGGCGCGATCCTTAACATCGAGGACATTCCGCCCTACCAAGTCGCCCTGATGATGGACTTCCTCAAGACCATTCGTTGCGCGATCAACCCGATGCATGAGGACTCTTGGCAGGACAAAGCGGGCTATTCGGAACTAGGGAAACGGATCGCTCTTGATGAGTCTTAAAGATCAATTTGATGAGATGCCCGAAGGCGTAGAGTCCAACGATGTAAAAGAATTACGCCAGGCCATGCTTCGATTGCAGAAGCAACTGAAACAATCAAAAGAACGCAACGAGGACCTGGTCTTTGCTACTCGCCAGGCAGCCTACGATGCAATGCTTACTTTTGGAAAGATACCGCCAGTTTCAGCCGTGACTATTGATAAACGCAAGGCCAAGGGCGAAGTTGCGCTGTGGCACATGACGGATTGGCAGGGGGCTAAACGCACCGCCACTTATAACTCTCAAGTTATGCGCAGACGCGTGATGGAATTTGCGGAGAAAGCCGTCAGGATCACCGACATTCAACGCGCCGATCACCCTGTAAAAGAAGTAACCATAGCCTTTGGCGGCGACATGGTTGAAGGATTGTTCAACTTCCCAAGCCAGGCTTTCGAGATCGACAGCACCTTGTTCGAGCAATATGTAAATGTTTCTCGGCTTTGCGTGGATGTGGTTCGCTTTGCCCTGGCCAATTATGAAAAGGTTACCGTGGTCCCTGAGTGGGGCAACCATGGTCGTATTGGATCAAAGCGCGACAATGTTCCGCGATCCGATAACTTCGACCGTATGTGTTACGAGTTGGCGCATCAGTTGCTTCAAGGGGAAAAACGCCTGGTGTGGCAGGATTGCCCCGAGGACATTCAACGCATCGAGATTGGCAACTACCGAGCGCTCTTGATCCATGGAGATGAAGTTGGCCGCAACGGTTTTGCTTCCCCTGGGGCAATAGTTCAACACGCAAACAAGTGGCGCTCGGGTTCTTATCCTTGGGAGTTCAGAGATGTTTATATTGGCCACTATCACACGCACGCGGAGTGGTCGATGGCAAACGGACTAGGAGCGGTTTATCAAACAGGCTCAACCGAGTCCGACAATCGTTATGCAGGTGTGATGCTGGCGGCAAGTGCAACTCCATCACAGCGCCTTCACTTCATCGATCCAATTAAAGGTCGAGTTACTGCTGCGTACAAAGTTTGGCTGGATTAATCATCCTCGTAGTCGTCACCGTAGTCGCTGGTTATTAATCTCATGTCAGCAACATCGATGCCGTTCTCTTTTGCTTTATCCATCGCTTCTTTGAATGTGTGTAAGCAGCGACTAGTTAGATCGGAAACCATGTCGGGATATTGGGCCTCAGTTCCCAATTCAACGGCAAGGCCTCCTAGACGGATAGAGATTTGTGAATAAGCCATGGTGGACCCCCTTGCCAAAATTATGCCTGTAATCACGCCTGTAATGTATCCGCCGCGCCCAATCCAGGGTCCTTCCAATTGTCGGATCGTTGTGCCAAGGTATGCCCTACAAGGGCGAAAGCCCCCCTACAGAAAGGAAGGCTCATGGCCGAGAAATACAGCCTTGAGGATTACGAAACGGTCGAAGCGCGTCTACGCCGTCTATACGAAAAGTACCCAGCAGCCCGATTGCTTACAGACCTGGTCTACCAGGATGAGCGCCGCTTCATCTGTAAGACATTCTTGTACCTCGATCCAAAAGACACCACGCCGCATTCAACAGGCTTTGCCGAGGAGATCGTTGGCGCTGGGTTTGTAAATAAAACATCTGCCCTCGAGAACTGTGAAACTTCCGCAATTGGGCGTTGTTTAAGTAACTCCGTGTTGTGCCTTGGCGCACCAGTTGGCAAGCGCCCAAGCCAAGAGGAGATGCAAAAGGTCGAGCGCTATAAAACAGAACCACGCAAAGCACCAGTAAAGAAAACTGCGTGGACTGACGATCAATTAAAACTGGCTGAAGCCGCAATCCAAACGGTGGCAGCGATGAGTGACAAAGAAAAGTTGCGCGAGTTATGGACAGGCAGCGCTGAGATTATCGATGCGCCAGTCAACGGAACAACTCTTAAAGATGTAATCAATGCACGCGTTGCGGAACTAAGTGCATGACAGGCGATCTTGAACTGCCGCTCACTCCATACGCTGGAACATCGGGCTGGTCGGGAACAACGACCAGCCACGATCGTGCAGTCCAAGAGGACACCGATGGAACTACAAAGGGCCGTCAAAATGTCACCTTGCGGATGATCAACGCATCCAAAACTTATGGAATGACCTGGAAAGAACTGGCAGATGAAACAGGCTGGCATCACGGCCAAGCCTCGGGCGTTCTTTCTGTTTTGCACAAAGAAGGATTGATCGAACGGCTTGCGGAGCGGCGTGGCAAATGTGCCGTCTACATCGGGTTAAATTCGGTCAACGGTCGCAAGACCTCAGTTCGTAAAATCAAAAGTTGTAAGCATTGTGGAGGCGAATTATGAGCGAAAAAGAAGCGGCGTTTTGGGATTGGTGGAACAAGATCGAGCCGTACAAAGACAACTACAACCTGCGCATGGCATTTGACGCGGGTTATGACGCTGGAAAAGGAGATGTGTGATGAGCGATAAAACTAAGAAGTTTGAACCAAGCGCTGGATTTGTGGTGTCGGTTCACATGAACAAGTTGGGGATCAGGGCAGTTGCCGCCGAGTTGGATGGAGTCTTTGCGGAGACTTTGGCCGAGGCCATGGATCGGGCTGGCTTTCAGTTCGTTCCCGATCCGTTTAACCTGACCAACGATGCCAAGAAGGTGATCGAGTTGGAAGAGCGCCAAAAGACCGCAGGACTAACACTTGTAAAGGAGGCGGGCGATGATGACCCAAGTGGTGACACCCCAGCAAATTGAGTCGCGCCTTTACGCTTTATCAAAAGAAGTCGATGAAGCCCACCAGGGTTTGGTTGATACCGAGCGCGAGTTCCATCAAACAACGGCCGAGTATGAAATGGCTATGGCCCGCACACGCATTTCTTTGGCCAGCAAGTCATCGCCGACTGGAAAGAATTACACGGTTGGCGAGCGCGAGGACATGGCGATTATTGAAAATGCCGACCAGCATTTTAAGATGGCAACCATGGAAGCCCAGGTAAAAGCCGCACGCGCAAATGTGCAGCGGTTGAAAACCCAGGTGGAGATTGCCCGCTCAATGTCGGCTTCGGTTCGATCCAGCATGGAGTTGTCATGATCAACCCTGAGGACTGGAAAATGGCCGAGCGGATCGCAGAGAACAGCAACATATACAAAACACCTCAAGAGGTACTCAACGCTTTTGAAGCGTTTATGAAGCAAGTCCAAGACAACGAGGAAGGTCAAGACGATGATTGATTTACAAGGGATGCTTATCAAATCCCTGGAAGCCTACGACTCGCAGCGCGATCGTTCGCAACAGGTGGAAGTTGGGCCTTCAAGTATCGGTGGATGTCGCCGCCAGGTTTATCACATCCTGAAACAAACCCCCAAGGTCAACACCGACACGGAGTCGCTGGCCTCGATCATGGGAACTTTTATTCACGCGGGGATTGCAGAGTCGATCAAGCGCGAGGACCCTTTTGGCGACAACTTCATCATCGAACAGCAGGTTACCTTTGGTGACCTAAAGGGCCATGTTGATCTATTCATCAAGGACCTGGGCATGGTGGTGGACTGGAAAACAACCAAAAAGAAGTCGTTGCGTTACTTCCCCAAGATGCAACAGCGAATGCAGGTCCAGGTGTATGGCTACCTGCTTTCCAAGAACGGACACGAGGTGAAATATGTGTCCCTGGTGGCTATCCCACGCGATGGGATCATGAGTGAAATCCGCGCTCATGTTGAGCCGTATGATGAGGCCCTGGCCTTGGAAGGATTGATGTGGCTAGATGAAGTCAAAAAGATCGCTGCCGAGGATGGACCAAAACCCGAACCGACTGAGAACCTGGGATTTTGCGCCGCTTACTGCGACTTTTACGATCCAACAGGAGAGGTCGGATGCCCGAGTACAAGCAGGTAGATTGGGATAAAGCCGAATGCTTAGAAGTCGACACCGAGTTGTTTTATCGGGTCGAGGAGGAGCGCAACACGGCCGCTTATCAATACATCAACGCAGTTCGATCCATTTGTGGGCGTTGCCCGATCCAAAAGGAATGCCTGGCTTACGCCTTTGGCAACGAGGACTATGGGGTGTGGGGAGGGTTGACCAGCCTTGAGCGGCGATCCATGGGCGATCCCGAGAAGTATCCAGTCCAGTTGCGCCGAGCGCTGGAAGCCTTGAAGATGTACGGAATTAGTTACAAGGAAGTGAGGGAGACTTATGAGCATTCGGTTGATGTCGGAATGTTGGCGGGCCGATTTACCTACGGTCGAAAAAATGGTGTTGTTGATCATCGCCGACCACGCGAGTGACGATGGAACCGAAGCCTGGCCCTCACAAGCCACGATTGCAGCCAAGGCAAGCATCTCAATAAGGACCGTTCAGAGGGCCGTGAACAGCCTCGTGGCGGGCGGTTATCTTTGGATGGAGAAAGGGGCTGGGGGTAGCGCAAACTGCCGTGAGGATCGCCGCCCTCACCGTTACACGATCATCATCAGTAAATTACGAGGCGACACAGAGTCTACCCGCGAGAAGCGGGGCGACAATGACGACATTAACGAGGCGACTTTGGCGAC